GTCTCAATCATAAATTAAATAGTATTTTGCTTGTCGAAAGGATACACTACTTTTAATAAAAACGCTTTTCAGTTCCTGAAGTGCTTAATCTTCCCACAAATTGAAATTTCCGGGTGGTACTACAGACTCACTGGGGAACTGATATTCCACAAGATTTTCTTCTATAGTTGCAATTGGTGTATCTGGATTGTCACCATCACCTATCAAGTATCCTAATACGTTAACGCTAATTTCAGTGCTATAGAGCCTGGAATCTTCTCCCAATGAGGCGGCGTTGTTCGTTTGAGAAAAGCCTTGCTGTACAAACCCCTCATAGGCGTGACCATTTCTTTTCATTGTAAATGCGTTTATCTGACCGGTGCGTGTAATGAAGGGAGTCGTCAATTGGTTGATTTGCTGCTGGTATTCAGTCTTAATCGTGATCTTGTATTCTAATTCTACGTATACGGGAATAGGAATCGACACTGTCTGAACGACTATCTTATGATTCTTTCGAGGAAAATATCTTTGTTTAGTGCCTCCACTGTTGGTTCGTGTTCCTGAAGCCACGGCGAAGTTTCTGGTCTTATCTGCAACAATTCTTTTTGCAATCACTATTCTGCCGGGTCGTCCATTCTTTTCTGATGAATACAGGTGTGCCTGGAACGATCCTTTCTTGGCTGGATCCTTTGTGATGTTGGTTCTTTCGATACTGATTAACGGCAGCTTTAATGCTCCGGCATCGTCGCGCAAGTCTTTAGCGTTCTTTACTTGGAACGCCCTTTCGGGGGATTGCCATAAAACAGGAACATTTACATACCCTTCATTAGTTTGAGCAGACAAGTTTAGATCTTCCTTTAACCAAGAGACCATAGCATAATCTATATCCTCAATTGTAGATGCAAGCATGCCTACCTCTTTTAAAGTAAGGCGTCCCTTGTTATCTTCTGGGATCATAGCGAAATCAAAGTTATCAGGTAGCATCAAAAAGTCCCTTTCTTGCCCTGCGGCATCTTGCAGATAATTCAAAGTCGTAATCTACTTGTCCAAAGAGTTTTCTTTCTTCGGATACTTTAACTATCTCGTAATAATATTCTCCGTACAAAACAAAGTCACCTTCTCGAACATAAAGGTTCTGGTCATCTTCTAAACGCCTGTTATGAAAGTGTACGTTAATTTCCCACGTCTTGTCAATCCCGGCGCCGTCCATATAGTCGGTAGAGAAGTCCGTGTATTCGACTAATGCGTATACACGGATTGGGGGCAGGAATGTTTTTTCAATTGCCTCTCCATATAGATCATGAAAGTCTGTCCTGTCCATATCAATGGGGTAATACAATATCTGCTGACCGATTACCTTCTCTACAAGCTCATCATTGACCTGTTTTACTAGATCCCGTTCTTTCTGACCTAAAAATAACGGCGGTGGAGGTGCTTTAGGCTTTTTCCATTCATTCGACATCTATAGACTACCCCACAAAAATTGGCAATGGAGTAATTTTAAGCACATTTGCTGCGGCATCACTGACTTCCTGATCCTGCTTGGCAAGTGCTGGGTATTCCATCTCTTTGATCATTTCGACCAACTTATCTCTTAACTGTTGTTGCTCATCCTTCGCTTGTGATAGGAGTTCTGCGTGATTCAGGGTAACACTCTCGCCCGGAATAGGCATAGTGGTAAACTTGCCTCGAATCTGACCTAACATTTCCTTACAGAGAGCAAGTGCATACTTTCTGATCCATTGCTTACCCATAGAGTTGATGTTCTCGTATGGAAGGTTGTTGAAAGGGAGCGTATTAACGTTATTAATACCGTTGATGGCCGATTTTGTGTCTCCATCGTCATCAAAGGCACCAAGATCGACATAAAACCGAACCCACACGCGATCGTCGGCGCCATTGAGTCCCCAGTAGCTTGGAGGTGGATACATGCGCAACTTGTTATTGATGATCTCGTATGAATAGTGAGATGTTCTGGTATAAATCGAGTCTTCATACATAATAGCCTGCATTTTATTCTGCCAAGTGGGGATAACCTCAAATGTTGAGTCATCTGCAAACTGTCCATAGGTTGAGTAATTTCCAACAACCCCTACTCCACCATAATAGCCATAGAACCTCCACATTGCCCGCGGAGACTTATAAAAAACTTTTGTTATGATAACTCTCTTTCCGTCAACTTTGCCGTTGTAATCAACGGCGCCGCCCTTATCATCAACACCGGAAGCAGAGGCGTCTTCGATGATTTTCTGTAAATCATAGTCTTGCTTGTTCTTCGATGGCTTAAACGACGCGGAATATTGCGGCGTAGTGCCACCAAATCCGCCGGCGCCGGCTGCAGCATCACCAACACGCCTTGAATAACCCAATGTATATCTTGGATATTTAAGACTTGCATCTTCGGCACCGGTTAATCTTTCTCCTCTGTGGTCGAAAGTTCCTGTAGCTTCTCCAAGAACATTAGAAAGAACATTCTTGGCTTGGTGCAAGTTAATTAAATACGAATACTCTAATACTGCTTCTTCGTATGCTGCGTATACGTTTGAAGGTGTAAGCTCGATGTCAACAACATCTCCGCCAAGCTTTTTATAGACATACGCAACTTGTGCGCTAGCACCGCTGATAAACTGGGCTGATGCTGTATACGCTCCTATAGGCAGAGCATCGGTAACTGAGTCTGTTGAACCTGTTGAAGTTAAAATAATTGCGCTTGTTTGCGATTTTGGCGAGATGTTGGTCGGCATACATAAGTTCTCCTACTTTCTAAATAGTGATCTCACAAACAAAACCCCCCCGCAAAAGCGAGGGGGTTTACAATTATAGTATTAGATTACTATTTCTCTTCTTTTTTCTCTACTTTTTTGACAACCTTTTTTGCTGGTGCCTTCTTCGGGGGCGGAGCAACTGCCTTTTTAGGGGCGGCTGGTTTTGCCTTTGGAGCGGGCTTAGCTGCAGCTTGTCTTTGAGCCATAAGAAGTCTTAATTTGCCTGATTTAGCCATTTATAACTCCTCCTTACTTATCGTCCGGAATGATTGTTCCGTGCAGACGAATATGGATTTTACCCGCTGTGTATGTTCTCTTCGCAGCGCCCGCATCGCCCTCTTCAGCAGATGCAAGATACAGGTACTTGCCCTGTAGCTCATTGGCATCATAAGAAACCTGCGAGGATGAACCAAGAGCAGCCACAGGCAGCTCCATGACTCTTGTACCAGCAGATCCCGAATAAGTGACGGTAGCTGACGAGTTGAACTGAAGCTCAATTTTAGCTGGTCCACCAGTAGGTAACTCTAAACACGTTGCCTCTACCAAAGTAACGACACCGCTTTCCATGTGACCCACAAACCCAAGGTGTGCAGGCTGCGTTAAAGCACCGCCAACAGAAGCACTATATCCAATGACTTTGCGCTTAATGTCGGGGCAGTTAAGGGGTCCATCAGATGTACCCAAATCGAGAACGATATCTGTAACTACATTTTGCCCATCGCGGTGCACTGTACGGCTAACAAGCGAACCAGAAATACCGGTTCCAACGGAGCCGCTGAACGACTGTCCTTCTTTTTCAAGAGCATATAATCTCTTTCTTCCTAATCTTCTTCCCATAATTTAATTTCTCCTTTTATTATGTTATTGCAATAACTCGTCCTATTCAATGATTCTGTCCCAGCCACCTCGGAACAGTATCTTTCTGTGGGCAGTGGCCTCGCCCAAAGGAGAATATTTCAAGCTATAATAAATAGTCTACAAAAAACTAAAAACGAAAATCTCAAAAACTTACCGGCGAAAAAATTTAAGAGTTTAAACTTATTAAATACAAAAACCCCCCTGAATTAACAGGGGGGCCATGTATAGTAAAGACTATTTAGCTAGATTTAGCTGGAGCCTTCCTCACCTAAGAGTCCGCGAATGACGACAATGCCGTACATATCTGGACGAACCATCTTCTTGGCATAACGAGTCATCACGCCCTTGCGAGGCACGAAGTCTTCTGGTCCAAAGATAGTTGGTGTGGTCTGCAGTGGGACGTAAGGTGCGTATACGTATCCGCTTTCAAGGAAAGAGGATCCGCGACGACCAATGAGAACCACGTTGCGCAGGAAGTAGGGATCGACGATAACGTCGAACTTCTTGCTCAGCGAACCAACGTTGACTGCACCAACGGAACCGGTCTCATCGTCGTGAGTGACGGAAGCACGGAATCCAGCGGTGAACTCAAGGATGTTAGCTGTCTCAGGTCCGCAAACGATGAAGTTTGCACCACCACGCAGAGTCTTACGGTGAATCTGAGCGGAAACATCATTGATTGTCTCAATGAGAGTCTCGTACCACTCAGAAACGGTACCGGTGAACTCAGGAGCAGCAGAAGCAGCACCAAGCTCTCCACCAGTCTCAGCGTTGACGAACAGACCCGGAGCACGAGACCAGTAACGAGTAGCTGCAGTAGCTCCGTTAACAAGGTCGGCAAGGATCTCACGGTCGATTTCGAGAGCAATCTGCTCCGAAAGGATCGAGGTCAACTCAACTTCAGCGTCAAGGTTGTGGTAAGCGTTAAGATCTTGTCCTAACTCTGGGCTCCACTTCGCCTTCAGCTTCTTGGTCTGAGCGGTAACAGCAATGCTGTCCACCTTGATGTCGATCTCAGGGATACGCTCGTTAGCCTCAAGACCAAACAAGTCACCCACAACCGCACCGGGGGCAGAAGTAACAGCATCATACTGATCGCGCACTGGGAATACCAGCGCATCAACAGCAAGCACTGCGGCATCGAAAGCACCGGTTGCTCCGGCGGTGATGTTAGTACCAACCACAATGTAGCGGATAGCTGCTGCAGTTGTAGCTGCGTCAGCTGCCGAAACAGTCTGAGTCAAACGACGAACCTGACCAGTCAGAGTCGTGAATGCTGTATCAGTAGCGGTAAGGGCTGTGAGACCGACGGTGAAAGCACCAAGGTTATCATAGTCGGGGTCTCCTGTGGTAGACGAGTCATGCTCATCCTTCTCAATGTCGACAATACCAACCTGTACAGAGCCATCGGTGATAGCAAGAAGATCTGGGTCGAATTGAATCAGCTTCTTGTTAGCAGCACTAACGTTTCCGTTAAGGGAGAATGTTGACTTAAGTGCGGCGGAGGTAACAGCCTGTGCAACTGTAGTCTCGTTCGAACCAGATGGGGAGCCGAACGCATAACCGCGAGCACCAACAGTACGAGGACCGGAAAGGTCAAACTTGCTTGTGCCGTTGATAAGGTCAACACCCTCTTGGATTTCCTTAGCAACCTGATCAGTACCGTAAATGGACTTCTCTTTAACGTTACCAAAGCGATCTGCCGCGGACTGAGTCGTATCACCAAGATCTGGCGAGTAAACAAAGTCGAGGAAGAAAATGAGTCCACTTGGGAGACTCATCGGCTGAACGGAAACGAGATCGTTTGCGATCAGTCCTGCGAATACACGACGGACGATTGGGAATGCGACGGCAGCGAAGCCCTCAACATCACCAGCACCCATTGTGCTACTCTCTCTAAGAAGCTCCTTAGCTTGATTCTCAAGGAGTCGAGCCATGCAGTTCTTTTTTGTGTCAGTCTTCAAGCCTTCAAGAAGACCTGTGCGCTCCCACTTTGTTAACAAAGCGTGACCTTCAGCGCGCATATCACGGTTAACAACACCTTCGGTTAACCTATCTATAATACCAGCCATTTTAAAATACCTCCTAATAATTGTATTTGTATCTTACTTGATACCTGCTAGTTTTTTCATCCGATCCGAAACTGGATCAGATGTTGTGCTCTCATGACGAGAAGCACGGATTACAGAAGAACGACGGCTGATAGCTTCACCCAGCGATTGTGGCCCACGTTTTGGCGTAGACTGCACTGTGCTTTCAAGCGTATCAAAAATTGTACGCGCTTCTGTGACAGAACCAGCATTTGAAATCGCTTCGACAATTTTTAACTTTTGTCGCTCATTCAGGGAGGTATTTCTAAGAATACGGTTCGTGTATAGTAAACGAGCATTGGACAAGTTGACATCTTGTAGATTTTCTTTTAACTGTCCAACAGCTTGTTCGTAATTTGAGAGCTTTTCGCTGAGTTGTTTATTTTCAAAAACTAACTCTTCTTGAGCTTTCTTTAAATCTTCCATTTCTTCGGCTACATCAGTACTACGACGATGTGCCATTTCTTTTTCCATTTGATATTTTGTGTCGTAGGCGCCTCGACCAGCCCAACCGGCTAATTCGGCTCCCATATCGACTGTAAGCTTTTCCATAATCGCATCGACGAGTGAATCGACATTTTCTTCCATGCCTTTCATTGCTTCTTCATCTTGTTCGCCGGCAGCAGCAGTTTGGGCTGCGGCAGCTTCGCCTTCGCCGGCGCTTCCATCAGAATCTGCCATTTCGCCAGAACCTTGGGGATCCTCGCTGTCATCTTCGGTAATCTCAACTTCATCATCTTCAAGAATTGCAGCTAAATCAATTTCATTGATTTCGATTTCTTCGTCTTCGGAAAGTTCATTTTCTAATTGCTGCACAGCTTCTTGAAGAGCTTGTAGATCTACGTTAAATTCTACCGTCGAGCCTTCATCGGGAGAGGCGCCTATTCCATCGGCTGCAGCTAACGGTACGTCTGGAGCTATATCGACCGACTCTTCGCCCGGGGCTGCAGCGTCGACGGGAGGCTCTTCCATTCCTAAATCTGCCATTGGATCAGCCATTGGATCTTCTGCCGCGGGGGCACCAAGGTCAGCGCTAGCCATTGGGGCTGCTTCTTCTTGTTCTAGAAGCGTATCTAACGTTTGTTTCACTTCAGTGGAATATTTCCTAATAACAGCTGCTTCTGCGTTCTTAAGCGCTGCTTCTTTTAATGCTTTCGCATCGATGATTGCCTCGTTTAACAAATTGGACATCTAAGGTCTCTCCTAAAAAAATAATAATTCAAAATAAATAGTCTTCCGCATATCAAAATGCCTTTTTTTGGCGCCAACAGCTACTGGTTCTGGTCATATTCCCAAACAGAGGTTGCGACCACTGTACCGGGATCAGTTGTTGGGTTGATTTTTATACCTACGATATCACCAGAAACTGGCCATGCTGCGGCATCAGTGAATGTAAAGACAAAACTTGTGTCGACTGCTGAGCAGTTAACTGTAATTGCTTCTGCGGCGGTGGCGCTAACATTCGTTGTGCCGTTTGACGCGGAGTGAAGCGATACTACTGTGCTGCCCGGTGGTCCGGCAAGCGATCGGACTATTACTTTCACTAATTTACCTGGGTATGGGGCAACCATTTTATTGTTGCCGCCGGCTGAGGTATCGCCGCCATTTGAATCAAATCTAACAAAGCGTGCGGTGGTGTCTCCAAAATTCATTTTGTGAGTATGCATATATAATTGTCGAGCGCGTAAAGAACCGGACACATAAGCATCTCCAGAGCCACTAACATAGAATGCTGGGTTTGCGTTGTCGCTTTTTGCCTGAATGAGCATATTTGGATCTGAACCACTGACATTGAGTTTCGCGCCGAAATACGCCGCTCCAACTACTACTTGCCCGGAGCCGGTGCACGCTAAAATAGTTTCGTGACCGGGAGTCTTTATAAGCAACGGCACAGAGTTGTCACTAGGTCCTCTGATTTTAAGCATAACTCCGGTGCCTACTTCTTCATTGCCTAATTGAAGTGTACCGTTGGTAACATGAAATAAGCCTTTGGAGCCAGAGATAGCGCCGGCGACATTCAATTGTCCATTCGCCAATTGTAATAAATCAGGATCTCCAGCAGTACCAATCAGTGCGTTTGTATCAATGATAATTCCCGGAAGAAAGGCACTAAAGCCTGAGCCTGTGATAGAACCATTTACTTTGAGGTCTCCATCGGTTCTTATCGCTGATCCTGTTATACCGGCAGAAGAAGACATGACTCCCGCAACACTTACTTTGTTGGCCGTCAAGGTCATTAAGTTAGTATCACCCGTAATACCAATCGTTTTGCCAGTGTCAAGCAACAGAGAGCGACCGGCGAGATCAGTCGAGGCAGTTAAGGCGCCTGCGACTGTTACGGTGTTGGCAGTCAAGGTTACAAGGTCAGTGTCTCCGGCAATACCGATTGCTTTTCCAACATCAAGTATTAGCGAGCGACCGGCGAGGTCAGTCGAGGCGGATAACTGTCCAGCCACTAACAGCTGATTGTTGTTTAACGTCAGTAAATTTGTGTCCGTTGTTGTTCCTATGACTGCGCTGGTGTCTAGTTTAATACCTGCAAGGTTGGTCAGTAGCCCGGAGCCTGTTATATTTCGGCTGGCATCTACAAAGTTAACGTTATTGATTTGAATACCACCAACGACGTCAAGAGAGCCTAAAGCGCGAGTCTCGACACCGTTCGAGCCGTAACTATTAAGATTAGCTAATGTGTCGATGGCTCCTTCAATGGTGGTCTCTGTTGTACTATCGAGAGAAGCAATATTGGAGAGTTGTTTTGTTACAGTCAAAACTTGGGAGCCGCCTACATTTAGCGCAGCACCTTGGATAGCGCCCGAGCCAGAAACAACACCAGCAACACTTACCTTGTTAGCAGTTAAAGTCATCAAGTCGGTGTCGCTCGCAATGCCGATTGTTTTGCCAACATCAAGTGTTAAAGAGCGACCGGCAATATCAACAGAACAAGAAAGAGGGATAGAGGCTGTGATAAAGGAACCAGAAACTATGAATCTTTGCTGTGCGTTTGTCTTTATTGCTACAAAATCATTTTCAAAGTCGATTTGGGTATCTGTAGGATCGCTTTCAAACTGAATGTCCCCACTCTGTTGATTACCCTTGTTACTATTATATGCCATTAATTTGGTTCTCCATTATGTTAAGTATCTGTCAAGTGCCTTTGCTGCCGATTAGCCACCAGTTTTCGCCATCCGACTGTAGTGTTCTTGATGAGTAATTCATCTTTACGTCCATCCTGTTATTGATATCTATGCTGCTCTCTTCACTCAGAATAGTGAGAGTATTAGATGTTATCTTATATTTGTTAGAATCTGCTTTTTTTATTATTATAACTCGGCCGGCGTTATTACAAGCCGGCGGAACTTTAACCGTCATCTTGTTTTTTTCTGTGTTGCACAAAATAGTATAATCACTTAATTTAACCTCATAAACCTTATCGGTTGTTTTAGTTATATTGTGAATCACAGAACCCCCGCAGACAAGCGAGCCTTCGACGTAAGCAGTATCTGCTCTAATTTTTCCTTCTATATTAAGAAGGGCTGCTGCAGAGTCAAAAGTCAATTTTGGAGAAGCTTCAAACTCTGAAGCTCCTTTGAATTGGATTTGGTTTTTGTTGCCGGCAGCGTGTGGTGACCTAGGCGCTATGTAATTCTTATACAGATTGGCTAAGGTTGTGCCCTTGGTTGCTCCCTTCGACACGTCACTTACAATTAAAATGTCGTTATCAGCTAGATTTTGTCCTGCTGTGTTGATTGGTTCTGTTTTTGCAGGGTCAATCACTAATTTTTTGCTTACGTGACAGAGTCCCGATTTGATCCCAAGAGAAAGCTCAAGCTGGTTTTCATCGCACTTTAATCCATCTCCAAAGTTTAACTGAAGTTGTCCGCGAATATCTTGGAGCCCAGAACCATATTTAATAAAGTTTGCTGGTATTGTTCCAGCAAACCGATCTGGAGGAATGTTTATAGCGCTTGATGCGTCTCCCTTAAGAATTGTAGATTCGATAGTATGGACTCTCAACGTTTTGCCATCAAAAGTAAAATTGTGGTGAGAGCGTGCACCAACATCCTTATCACAAATTAAAATACTGTTATGCGCACCGCCTTTTATATTGGTGATTGCCACATCTTTCATAGTGGCGCAAGGGCTTTGCGCGTCTGTATCATAAAAAACACTCGCACTTATGGTATTTTTGAAAATCTTAATGCCGCCGATTTCTTGATCCGCATGTTGATCGACCGAGCCCTCGACGATACCCTTAAGTATATTATAAGCCATAGCTTCTCCTAACACTCTAAATAGTTTTTCACATTTAAATAGTATAAAAAAAAGGATGCCCCCACAAGGAGGGCATCCAAAGAGATTCAACAAAGTTGAAAAACTTGTATCACACGAGTAACCAGGAAGAGGTTAATGCGTAGACCATCGAAACCGCACCGCGAGCCGACTCAAGAACAATAGAGTTCAAGCCATCAATGGTGTGGTTACTTTGGCGAGCAATGCTACAAACACCACCAGTACTGTTCTTGACGTGGATAACATCACCGATAGCGGCATCGATTGGAAGCTTCACAGAAGCTCCAAGGGTACCTGTCAGATAGTTGTAACCTTCAGCAAGAACGTCAGTGACGTCGTTAACCGGTGTAACTGCACCAGCGTCTGTGGAAAGAACACCACCGGAAGCCGAGAGACCAGCACCTGCAATAGCAGCAGCGTAGTCAACAAAGCTTTCTTTAGCAAGTGTACCATCAGCGTTCAAGAAGAGCAATGTCTCACTTGCAACTGCGGCAACACCAGCGACGACGTTCGAACCAGTGATCTCAAGAGCATCAGAAGTGATAGCAAGACCACCGTTGTTTCCAACGTTAACGGCAAGCTGGTTTGAAGCCTGAACCAGACCGCTACCGGCAATATCAGTACAGAAGGAAGAGATGTTTACGTTTTTAACCGTACCATCACGACCG